TCTCGGACATATTATTTTTAAGTTGTCTGTTTTTTATATAATCGTATGCCTTTTTGATAACAGCGCCTCCAAGTGCAAGTCCACCTAAAGTTAATAATACACCTTCATTAAGGTTCTTTTTACTTTTTTGTTCTTCCTTAATTACTCGTTTTACGATATTAACTAAGTCTCTTTCATTAAGTCTTACTACTTTTTTCATGATAATTTTTATTTATAAATATTACATATAAAAAAAAAATCACCAATTTATTGGTGATTTTTTTTTCTAGGAAGAACATCCAAAACATTCAAAATCTGAATTCTCAGGTTTTGGTGGTAAATTTAAATTACTATATTCAACTTTCGGTGGTTCAGGTGTTACTTTTGGTTTCTGTTTTTTTGAGATATCCATAGCCAAATGTTTTGCCCCTGTTGAAATAGCTTTGGTTCTTACATAATAACAAAGTGTTTTCAATCCACTTTCCCAAGAATGAAAGTGTGATGATGTGATCTTTGATAATGTTGGGTTAGACATATAGATATTCATTGATTGTGATTGATCAATAAATGGTGCTCTGTCTGCCGCCATATCAATAAGTTGTTTTTGTGATATCTCCCAAATTGTTTTGTATTTTGGGATCAAATGTTCAATTCGTTTAACTTTTTTATTATAGTTCTTATCTTCAGGATCTAAGTAGTTATTGAAATTAATATTCTGAATTGACCCTTCGTTCATAATAATTTCATTCTTCAAATCTTCAGACCATATACCTATTTTTTCAAAGTCGGCGATTAGATATTTGTTCACAATCATGATCTCACCACCTACAACTCGTCTGTTAAATATTGCTGAGTGTGCGGGTTCTGTCATTTCATAAGATCCTGTGATCTTTGCTGAAGATGCTACAGGCATTTGAGCGGTAAACAATGAATTACAAACACCGTGAGATTTAACATTCTCTTTTAACTTATTCCAATCCCACATTCCTGATAGTTGTGTCTCATCAACATTCCACATATCAAATTGGAATGTTCCTTGTGACATTGGTGATCCCTCGAAATGTGAATATGGTTTGTACTTACCATTCATACACAATTGATTACTCTCGTAAATCGCCGCGTAATAGATAGTTTCAAAAATGTCTCTATTTAATTTTTTAGCTTCTTCAGATGTAAAGATATAATCCATTAAGTAGAATACATCCGCTAAACCTTGTGTACCAATCGCAATTGCTCTTTGTTCCAATCCACCTTTTCTACCTTTTTCAGTTGAGTAGTTATTGATGTCGACAACTTTATTAAGTGATCGTACAACTTTTCTAACCTCGTTGAATAAAAGTTCGAAATCAAACTTACCAGACTTAATGAAGTTTTTCAATACCATAGATGATAGGGTACAGATCGCTGTGGTTTCCTCATCAGTATATTGATAGATCTCATTACAAAGGTTAGATTGTTTGATCACTCCGATATTTTGGTGATTAGTTTTTCTATTCGCATTGTCTTTAGAACATAAGTAAGGAACACCAGTTTCAACTTGAGATTCAATAACTTTAGTCCAAATGTCTTGAGCTTTAACTTTTTTACCAAGACCCATCGATACCGCTTTGTTATAGACTTCTTCGTATTCATCACCATAACATTCTTGTAATGGTTTTAATCCGGCTTTTTTAATGTCATTAGGACAGAACAAATACCAATCAGTATTTTCTTTTACCGCTCTCATGAAGTTATCGGGAATCCAAAGCGCTGTGAATAAATCACGAGCTCTCAACTCTTCAGCACCTGTGTTCTTTTTAATGTCTAACAAATCAAAGATGTCTTTGTGCCAAGGCTCAAGATAGATTGCCGCTGAACCTGGTCTACGACCTTGTTGATTAAAGAATCTAAGTGATTCGTTTACAATCTTAAGGTATTTTAATAGACCACCTGCGTATCCACCTGAACTAGAAATTCTACTTTCTTTACTACGAATGTTAGACATAGAAAGTCCAATACCCGCAGCATCTGATGAGAATGTGGAGATATCTGTTAAAGTATCTAACAAACCTTTTCTTGAATCCGCATCATTATAATGAAGTACACAAGACGCCAATTGAGGAACTTTAGTTCCCGAATTGATCATAATTGGTGTTGCTTTTGAGATCAATTGTTCCGATAAAGATTTGTAGTATTCAAACGCGTCTGTAATGTTTGAAGTGACCCATAATGCAACTCTCATGTACATATGTTGTGGTCTTTCAATCACTTTACCATTTGGTCGTTTCAATAGATACATTTCTTGTAATGATCTCCAAGCAAAGTAATCAAAGTTGTAATCATTTTCGTGATTGATTACCGCGTCGATTGTATCTTCACCATATTCTTTGATGGTCTCAATAAGTTTCTCATTGATAATCCCATCCTCATAAAGTTGCATCATGGTCTGTGAAAAACTTTCATTCGTTTCTTTATGATATGAAGAAATTGCAACAGATGCCGCCAATCTAGAATAGTCGTGGTGACTACCTGTATAAGAAGCTGCAATCTCGTAAACCAATTTGTCAAGTTCTTTTGTTGTTACTTCACCTTCAGTTGGTACTGAAGTGATAACTTTAATAAAGATCTCGTCTGAATTTACATTCAAACCTTTCGCAGATCGTTTTACTCTGTTGTAAATCTTTTGTGGATTAAATGATACAATCTCACCACCTCGTTTAATAATTTTTAATGACATAATCTAATATTTAAAAGTCGTCTGTAAATGTTATTGTTTCATTCAGTTTTGCCTTCTGATATTCCATTGTTCTTGATTCAAAGAAATTACCTTTAGTTTCAACCGCAATTTGTTCCATGAACTTGAATGGTTGTTCTACGTTAAATTCTTTACTACAACCCATCTTAACTAATAGTCCGTCAACAACAAACTCAAGATATTGTCTCATTAAGTTTGAGTTCATACCGATCAAAGAAACAGGAAGTGATTCTGTAATGAATTCCTTTTCAATTTCAAGTGCTGACAATAGAATCTCTTTGATTCGTTTTTCAGAAGGTTTATTTTCTAAGTGATTATTCAATAAGTGAATCGCAAAATCACAATGTAAGTTCTCATCTTTAAAGATAAGTGAGTTAGCATTACATAAACCTTGCATAATTCCTCTTGATTTCAACCAGAAAATAGAACAGAATGAACCTGAGAAAAAGATACCTTCTACAGCGGCAAATGCAACTAATCTTTCTGCAAATGATGCCTTTTCAATCCATTCTAACGCCCACTTCGCTTTTTTCTGAACCGCTGGTAATCTGTCTATCGCGTTGAAACACTCATCTTTTTCTTTTGGGTTGTTGATGTATGTATCGATCAATAGTGAATACATAAGTGAGTGGATGTTTTCCATCGCCAATTGGAATCCGTAAAAGAATTTCGCTTCAGGGTATTGTACTTCTCGGTAAAAGTTTTCCGCCAAGTTTTCGTTCACAATTCCGTCTGATGCCGCGAAGAATGATAATACGTTTTTAACGAAGTATTTCTCATTATCTGTTAATGTTTCCCAATCTCTGATATCGTTTGTTAAATCCACCTCTTCTGCTGTCCAAAAAGCCGCTTGGTGTTGTTTGTAATATTCCCATATATCGTTGTGTTCAATAGGGAAGATGACGAACCGACCAGGATTTTCTACTAGTATTTTTTCCATTTATTCTAAAATTTATTTATTTGTTAATTTGACTGTGTTTCTCGTTGTTTTCTCTTTTCTAAGAGTTCTTTAACTCGTTGTCTTTGTCTCTCTTCTTTTTGTTCTTCAAGACCTAAGAACGTTGTTGTACTTTCAGTATCAATTTCAATCATTGCATTGTCGAATTTACAATTCTCAAATACAACCCCATCGTCACCAATTCGAGACTTGGTTATTGCTATGGTTGCTAATTTCATTTCTTTTTGTTGTAATGTCTTAGCTACCGATATAATAACGTGTCCTACTTGTGCCTTCTTAATTGATCCCCCCATTTGATCTGTCGTCACAACTTCTGATGAAATTGATGATCGGTTACCTTGTGTTGCGGTCCAACCAACGATATTCATCTCGTGACACATCGCCTCAAACGCTCTCATTACTGACCCTTCACTCTTCCATTCATCACCCAAGTTTTTGTCGGGAACAATACAATCAATGTAATCCAAAACAATCATATCTACTTTAATACCATCAGAAACCATTTTTCTAATTTGGTTTTTGATTTGTAACATCGTCATAGTATCCGATGGTAGTTTTTTTAATATTAGTTTGTTTGGCATCGATTCTTCAATCTCCCTAACTTTAGTCATCACCTCTTCTCTTTTTTCTGACAAATCGTCAGGATGGATTTTAGTCCATAGAGTGAAGTGTTTTCTTTGGATTACCTTTGGGTTGTCCTCGAAAAAGATCTGAAGGACGTTAAACCCTAAGTTAAATCCGTGATTGGCAATCTTGGTAAGTATTGTTGACTTACCTACTCCCGTTGGTGCTAAGATAACACCAATTTCTCCTTTTGCCAAACCACCTTTCAACAATCTATCAATACCAGGTATTCCCATTGGAACTGGATGTCTGTAATCATCTTCAAGAACCTGATCCAAGTTTGAGAACACATCTAACATTGACGTGTCTTTAGCGCCTACTTGTAGTGCTGACTTAACCATTTCTTCAAGGGTGTCGTAGTTCTCAAATTCACCACCATCGATGATCTTTTGAGCCTTACCCATTACCTTTTGTAGTTCTTGTTGTTTACAGAATTTCAGAGCCTTTTCTTGTACGAAAGCTACGCCATCAATAGGTGCATCCTTAATTTTCTTAATTGTATCTAATACGATCTTAGATGCAATCTCCTGTTGGAGTTCTGATTTTGTAATCTGTTCGAGGGTTTCAAATGACGGGGTATGGTCGTATTTTACATAATACTCTCTAACCATCTGAATAATGATTTTGAAATATTTATTCTCAAAATAACTGTTCTCAATCACATCAATAATTGAATGTGAAAAGTCCTTATCTACGATGATTTGATTTAATAATTGTAATTGAAAAGTATTACCTAAATACTCAAAATTTTTACCTGTCGCCATATAGTTTTTTCTCCTTTAGTAAAAATAAATAGTATTAGTTTTTGATAAATTCAGGGTATCTGAAATTAAATTTTCCACCTGAAAAAATGTCAGTAAGGTTACCGAGTATGGTTTTTAGTTT